GACTTCATGCCTTGCTGATGCAGGCCACATTGACGGAGATAAGGCAGCGGAGATATCGAAAGAACTCATGAAAATATATAACGTACGGAAGTAGAGGGGGAGAAGAGGATATGATCGTAATCAACTTTGAATGCAACGCCTGCGGCAGCAAGGACGGGCAACTCGACATGCTACTTGATGAACCTATAATATTCTGCCGTAAGTGTGAGGAACATGAACCTATCAAGGACTACGATATTGTGGGACACGGAACGGAAATAGATTAATTGGCCGAAGGGCTCCGATTCGAACGAATTACCCAGTTTACGGGGGCCGACACAGGTCTGGCTCCCCATAAAGAAAGGAACAACCCTATGAACAGGCCAGAAGTTGAATCCAAAGAGACCGAATGGAAAAAGGCACTTCGAGATATGCAGGAACACGGGGTCATAACCAGCACCATGCAGAAAAATCTGAACGGAAAAATCAGTGTGTGGTGCTACGATCAGACGCATATCAACCTACCAGGGGAGGATACAGACAATGCCTAAATACCGGAAGAAGCCAGTAGTGATCGATGCATTCCGAATGGGAATCGATCCACGTCCAGATTGGTTCCAGGACAAAGTAAGCACCAATGAAATTATCACACATGCGTGGAGAGAAAGTTTCAGTCCTTTTGATCATTCAACTACGTGGTGCGAGATCAAAACACTGGAAGGCACAATGCGGGGCGATTACGGGGATTACATCATCCAAGGTGTAAACGGTGAGGTATACCCTTGCAAACCAGACATATTTGAGAAGACACATGAACTGGCTGACCTCACACCACCAGTACAGCCAGACATCACACAAAGAGCCGGAAAATATTTCATAGTTAGCGTGAAGGACGAAGGATTCCATCTCCAATCGGATGAAGGAGAGGAAGTCCACTACATTCTGATAGACATTAACGGGAGAATGGAAGGCTATTCTGATGATTTGAAGGAGATAGAGTCGATCTACGGTAGAGTGACACGCATTCCTGGGGAGGTAATAACCGATGACCAGTGCTAAAAAGCAGCACCGCCGCGTCACCCCTATGCCGGTAGTATCCAGTTTCCCGCCACCAGATCGTACAACGGTCCACAGCGAGGTAACCACATACGTACTGACAGAGGAGTAACTAGCTGAAGTGATCGCCAAGTACGGACCACCCACCCGGCCATACGGCAGCTACAGCAGCATAGCGACACCGCCAACACGACAACAGGGAGGTGCCAAACGTGGCAAACAAGTACGGGGCAAAAAAGACGCAAGTTGACGAAATTATCTTCGATTCCCGTGCAGAGGCCAAGAGGTACCGCGAGCTTATGCTACTACAACGCGCTGGAGAGGTCACAGAGGTCGTTTTGCAGCCAACGTATGTATTGATGCCCGGATTCCGTCATGAGGCCACAGGAGAGCGCGTGCAGGCTATAAAGTACAAGGCAGATTTCTTGGTCACCTATGCAGATGGACATCAGGAAATTGAGGATGTCAAGGGAGTTAGAAATCCTGTTTATTTGCTGAAAAGAAAACTGTTCATGAACCTGCACCCGGATCTTTATATCAAGGAGGTCAGCGCATGAGAGCAGCATGGATCAACCTTGGCACTGGATATCAGCTGGTGGACGACTGCGGAGCCCATAGAGGCACAATCATCACCATGGACAAGCAAACACACCAGCGGAGCTTAAGAGCGCTGTATGAGCCTCCTGTGGTGGTATACACGGAAGGATGCAAGATACTGCATAAAGGTGAGATTGATCGCAAAACGGCATGATTAAATCTATGAAAACGTGAGAAAACGAAAGATATTTGTACAATAACGCCGGGAAATAGTGTATAATATAGGTAATAATCAATAATATGAGCGAAAAGAGGGGTATTCGTGGAAATATCGGAATTGCAAGATCGAATTGAGCAGCTGCAGTATGAGTTGAACATGGAAAATCAGCGCGGCGGATTGAAGGATGCAGCCAAGGTAGAGGACTTGGAAGCAAAGATTGCGGGATTGAAAGCTGAGATGGAAAAACCAGAACTTCCCCCAGAGATTGTAAAGGCAAATGAGGAAGCAGAACTGTTCGGGACCGCCTTTGAACCATTCTGCAAAAACACACTCTCTTATAACGTGATCCGCGAAAAAGTATTCGCCAAAACGTATGCCCTGATGGACGCTTTAACTGATGCACAAGTGCAGGCGGAAGAAACGGCAGTTATCACGAACAGCGAATTGTCTGAACTATCACAGCAGATTGAGGACCGTGACGCGATTATCTCCGGGCTGCGTAAGGAACTGTTTGAAGCAAAGGAACTGGCAGAGGACAACGCCAACAAGCGTGACGCAGCATGCCGTGAGCTGTTGGAAGCCTCACAGACCATTGATGCGCTTAAAGATAAGCTTGCTGCCACGGAAATAACGGTACCGAAGACGCGTACAAACGTTGAAGGTCCTGATGTAGACGCTGCGGAAAAGTACAAGCAATCCCTGCCAGCCATTTACGATGTGACCCCACTTGATATGAGACAGAGCAAGTTTAAGGCCAAATTTGCTGAAACTGACGAGGAATTCGAGGACTACTACCTGTACAAAAACGCGAAGTACCGGGAGGTGTCCGCTGAACAAGCGGTGACATTTCGAACCGAGTACCTGGACGCGCAACAACCGGAGGCTGTTGAAGAGGATCATCCATACGATATTCCCGACAGCACAGACGAGGTAGCACAATACACCGCACCTGCCTTTCGTGCCGAAGAGAGCACAACCGGTGGACTGGATCAAACAGACGCTGGTGGCGAAGTGGCAGGAGCGACAGTTGAAGAAAGACTCCAGGCGCTCGAGTTAGCCGTATTTGGTACAGCGAGGGAGGCAGCTTAGGCTGCTTTTCCTCTTATGACGGTAGGTGACAGGGTCCGGCACAAGTCAGGCTTAACCGGCAGGATCGTAAGTATCACAGAGTGGGTATATGTATTGATAGACGAGTCGAGGACGGTAGTACCGTATTATGCAGGTAGCCTAACGGTGATCAAGGATTAATCTATAGGGGGGATAACCATGAACTGGAAGGAGTCATACAACGACATATGCGCCGAGCTGCAGATGATGAAGTTGAGGGAGTTCGAACTTCGGAAGCAATGGGAGGCTGCCCAGAAAGCAGTGAAGGAAGGCAAGCTACCTTCAAGCATCTACTGCCATATAGATCTGGTAAAGGGACTAGAACTGTATGATAAGGCTGCTGAAAAGCTAAACGAGTGTGTGGATGAAGTGACGAGGCTGGAAGGGGTAAAGCGCCAGTACGAGTCATACATGGATCAATTCACCGGGCTGGATAATGTAATATTGTCCAAACGTGCGCAAGGTTACAGCCTGAAGGAAATCGCCGCACATACGGGACATTCATACGGATATATCAGAAATAAAATGGCGCAACATGACAAAGTAGTGACAACAAGTGCAAAGGCATCGTGATATTATAGTAGTATGAGGAATTGGCGATCAGTGACCCGGGGACTGCCCCTATCGCCGATTCCCATCACTTTCATTCACTTGGATGGTTCACTCCTTGGCGCTGGCTTAGGCTGGCGCTACATTTTGCTCCATTAACTCAGTGGTAAGAGTAGCCGCCTTATATGCGGTTGGTCGGTGGTTCGAGTCCATCATGGAGTATTAAATGCAGTGGCGGAATATAAGACGCGAACCGAATCTTCGGTGGTAGATGTCAAAGCGGCGATTCACCGTGACATCGTTCTGTGGTGAAAGTCCATAGACTGCATTGAAACCAGCAACACCCATCCATAACGCGCTAATGCGCACACTTCGATGTTGGGGATGGTTTGCATACATGCTATACTGATTTAGCGGTGATCATATGTAACCGCAGATATGGTGGCGGAATACAGACGCTGAGCTGAGCACTTTCAGAATTCGTAACGAGCTGCCATGATGGTCGTAGCATCTGCAGATGTGAAAGCAAAGCAGAATTCATCCTATGGTGAGAGTCCATAGGCCATATCGCACAAGAGGTAACGGTATACGCCGTTGCCTTTTTTGTTTTATCTCTGCATCGAGACGACCGAAATACTAAGCGAAGCGAGGCCGTAATGAGGCATTCAGAGTATTACTTATCTATTATATTTATCATTATGCTGACTATAGTGATCGAGGTGGTGAGATAGATGGACAAGAAAGTGGAATACGGTCCAGATACATTCTGCATATCGGTAGACGCTGAAACCGGAGCTTATCACATCTTAGGCACGGATATAGTGCTGACAAAGGAACAAGCTGCGCAGGTGGCTGCTTTGTATGGCGTTATGCACCTTTTTGAAGACGATGACCATGGAGAACAACACGAAGACATGATGTTGCTTGCTGCGTTCGATATGATAGGAATTAAGGATTATGAAACGCAAAAAAGTAATTTTTACCGTGTTGATGAGGTGTGAGTCTCCAAAATTACGGGGTTATACTCCATAAGCTGCAAAACAGACTGAATTATAGCGCAATTAAGTTAGATTAGAGGGAGGTGAAGACAATGGCAGCAGGAGTAACAACGGAAATGATAGAGCAGGCAAAGGCCCTGCTGACCGAAGGTAAATCAATCAACGCTATAGCCAAGGCACTGAATGTGGACTGGAAGAAAGCGGATAAGATTGTAAGAGAAATTGATCCGGGTGCAGAGAGGTATGAACGAGGCGCACCGCCAAAGTATTCTCAGGACTTGATTGATGAATTGGTGAAAAAGTTTGAGAAATACATTGCGGAAGAAGATATTCCAATCGTTGCGGAATTCGCTTATAAGAATGGAATTACCAAGCAATTGTTGTATGAACGCCCCGATTTCTCGACTCTCATAAAAATATGTACGGCAAAAAAAGAGACAGCATTAGAGCGCGGTGCATTGAAGGGCGAGTTAAACCCAACAATGGCTGTTTTTTCGTTGAAACAGATGGGATGGACAGACAAGCAGCAAGTAGAGTCTACCAACCACAACATGAACACTGATGCAACAACCCTGACCCCAGAGGAACGGAGGGATCGTATCCGTGAGCTTGACCGAAGAAGAAGAATTGGAACTGATACTCCTTCTTGAAGAAGAGGAACGGTATCAGGCATCGCGTAACTATTACGACTACGTGAAATACACTCACGGTAGCATGTACGGTTATACCAAGCACGGGGAGTACATTTGCAACGTACTTAACGACGCCATTGATAAGCGTGTGCAGATGCTTGCTGGTGATATACCGGTAGAAACACAATTCATCATGCTCAGTGTGCCGCCGCAGCACGGCAAGTCGATGCATGCCACTGAGACGTTCCCTAGTTACTTCTTAGGGCGCTTTCCAGACGAAGGTGTCATAGAGGTATCTTACAACGAGGGATTCGCAGAGAAGTTCGGGGGACGCAACAAAGATAAGATGGTTGCTCACGGCAAGGATTTATTTAATGTCGAGGTAGCCAGAGATACACAATCTAAAAGTGAATGGGCCGTAGCTGTGGACGGTAAGAAGACGCGCGGCGGTATGATGTCCAGAGGGATCATGTCCGGGGTGACCGGATCATCTTGGGGCGATTGCATCATCATTGATGACCCGATCAAGAACCGCGAGGAGGCCAACTCTGAGACGATCAGGGAAAAGCATTGGCAGGAGTGGCAAGACTCCATCTCCACGCGTATCCATCCCGGGGCCATCGTTATATTGATCATGACGCGATGGCACGAGGATGATCTATGTGGCAGACTCTTAAATCCAGAGTATGCCAAGCCTCTACCGTGGAAAGTAATTAATCTTCCGTTGGAAGCCGAAGAAAACGATCTGTTAGGACGCAAGGTAGGCGAACCGTTATGGCCCGGTCGATATGGGTATGACTTCATCGAAGTGCGTAAGGGTTACCCTGGATCATTTAATGCGCTATACCAGGGACGGCCTACCGCACAAGAGGGTAACATGATCAAGCGCGACTGGTGGAAGTACTATGATGCCGCTCCGGTTATGGATCAATTAATTTTATCCGTGGACGCATCATTCAAAGATACAAAAGATAGCGCCAAATGCTCTATACAGGTATGGGGCAGACAAGACGGTTACATTTACATGATCGACAACAACACCGCTAGAATGGACTTTGTAACCACCATACGCGCCATTATGAACATTTTGCAAAAGCATCCGGGCATTGGGGCCAAGTACATCGAGGACAAGGCCAATGGATCAGCTATCATATCCATGCTTAATAAAAAAATAGGTGGGTTTATACCGGTAAAGGCAGACAGTGGAACGGGTGGCAAGGAAGCTCGTGTGTCTGCCATTTCGCCATGGATTGAATCTGGTAACATATGGCTGCCAAGACAAAATGAGTGGGTGCATGACTTTGTTGAAGAGTGCGCCAGCTTCCCGAATGGTCAGTACGCCGATCAGGTGGACGCTATGAGTCAAGCACTGGCACAGTTAATACCAGCTATTGGCGTCGGGTTAGATCCTTGGAACGCCTCAGAAGAAGCAAAAAAACATGTATCCGAATTGGAAGACTTCGACGAATTTGCAGGATTGAATATGGATAGCGCATGGGGGTGAATTATGCTGAATTGGATTGCAACATTCTTGGGCGTCACCCTGTTGGTGTTTACGTGGCATATTGTGCGATCGCATGAAAGATTACAGCGAACAGTAGACAAGCAGCAAGACACCATACAGCGCCTAATCAACCGCGAACCTGTAACGTATGCAGAAGTTAACGCAGAGCCGCCTACAGCTGCCAGAGAGTTCTACAGCGCATGGGGTGGAGAGACGATAGATGCAAAGGATATAGAATGAGTCGCCTTAATGGGCGGCTTTTTATTTTGCAATAGGGGGTGAGATATTGGCAAAGCTACTCGATAAAGCAGTTGAAGTATTTGGCGAGGTAAAAGGTATATTCAACTCCACCGAGCCACCGAAACCAAACGATGAGGAGATCAACACGCCGGATCAACAAAAACTATGGCAAATGGCAGATTATGATTACCGTGTATTCAAGTCAAAGCGCAGTCCGCAGGACGAGGTATGGCGTAAAGAACAGCAGATTTGGGACGGTGATCATTGGAAAGGTCTCAGGCCGCCTGACAACGGACCATATCCAGAACGCATGGAATACGCTGGAAACTATGCATGGAGCCAGATTGAATCCATCAATGCCCGGTTAACGGGATGGGTGCCCTCACCTGACTTTGAAGCCACGGAGCCGGGTGATGAAGAACGCGCCGCACTATTGAACGTGTTTATCCCGTGGGAACTAAACCAGATCAAGTTTAAGCCTAAGCACATCCGTGCAGTACGGCGTATGGTCATTCATGGACCATTGCTGTATGAAATTATGCATGATCCCACCATTGAAGGTGGACGGGGAATGAACCGTTTTATTGGTCAAAATGACATTATACCGATCAGCTTCGGAAGTTTTTTTCCAGATCCAGCCATCAAGGATTTTATTGACCTTCAAAAAGGTCGCGCTCACATCATTAACTATTTAATGACGCTGGACTATATTCGGGAACGGTGGCCCAAACAAGGTGTAAAAGTACAGGCGGATAATCGCTCCAGCGAAACGGAAATATTCGATGCTGATAGCGAAACAATAGTTGGCACATCTAACCAAAATGAAGATAACCGGACAACCGCCAATGTGCTGAGGTATATGTACAAAGGAAAGCCTAAGTATATGAGCGACGATAACAAAAAAATGTTCACGGAACTGGCTGCACAGCAATTAGCAGAAGGAAAAGACCCTTTAGAGAGTATTCAAAAGTCCAAGGGTGAAGCAAAAGGTGTCCACTTCCTATACGTGACCACAAACGGGGTATTCTTGGAGCATCAAGCCTATGTGTATGATCATGGTCAATACCCCATTGTAGCCCGCACGTTGTTCCCGGAAGAAAACAACCCGTGGGGCAAGGGGTACATGCGGGACATGATCGCACCTCAGACGTTTTACAACCGGTTCGTGGAACTCGCAATTGAAGTCACCGCGAAGATGGGAAATAGCGTCATCGTATACGGTACAGGAGCCAGTATAACCGAAGCGTTCAAGACTATTTGGAAGAGGTTCCGAAGCAAACCCGGCGCCATGCTACCGGTACAGGGTGACGTAAACCAAGTCAAGGAACTACAGGGTGTTCCGCCTAACCCGGGAATCCTACAGTACATCCAGCACTTCTTGGAGATGATGCAGAAGATCCCTGGCATGTTTGATTCAGCCAATGGCGCAGCAAACTCTAATGTGACTTCAGGAAGACAATCCGAAGCGCTTATAGCAGCTGCACAGGGAAGACTCTCTAACGCCGCAGAGTTGATTGAGGATGCAGTACAAGAGGTGATTGAGCAGTACATTGAGTTGTGTGCTCAGTTTTATACGACAGAGCGTGTGGCACGTATTACAGGAAAGGACGTTTCGTTCAGTCGTGATGCTTTGCTCAAGCGTGTGGAGACGGAATATCAAACCGGTAATGTCATGCAAGACCCGGTGACCGGAGAAGAGGCTCCAGAGACGCAGAAGGTTGTTGAAGAGTATGTACCTAAGTTTGACGTTAAAGTAAACATCGGTGTAGAGAAGCCTCGCGACCGAGAGTATTACATTCAAACAGCATTCAATCTTCTTCAAACCATTGATCCAGCCACAGGAATGCCG